CGCGAATGGAGAAACGCATGGCGTATCTCTGATGACCTGGCAGCTTAAAGGAGCAAAAAATGCCGACAACATACATCGTAGACAAGGACGGGAACCAGATCGAGGCTTCCAAGGCTACCGTTCCTTCTGACCGTCACTTTCGCGGTGCATGGTCCCTGAGTGGCAACGTCATCAGTGAAGACCTGGCAAAGGCCAAGGAGATCTTCAAAGACAAGATCCGTGAGGTTCGTGCACCTCTGCTTGAGGCAGAGGATGTTGCGTATATGAAGGCACTTGAGGCTGACGATGCGTCTGCCAAGACTGCTTCTGTAGCTAAGAAGAAGGCTTTGCGTGACGCCCCGGCGGCATCTGCGATCACTAACGCAGACACAATTGCAAAGCTCAAGGCAGCTTGGGATACGTCTGTGCTGGGTGATAGCCCTTACGCATAAGCGTAAGGGTTATCCCTGTCTAGGAGACAGATAGATGGCTTTAACTCAAGTTACAGGTGACGGTCTGGCAACAAGCGGGTTGCCAACAGGGGCTGTACTGCAAGTAAAGTCCGTGACAATGACAGGTTCTCAATCTTTTGCTGGGACAACTTTTACAGATATTACAGATGGCACAAACGCTTTAAGTATTTCAATTACACCCACAGCTTCATCTAGTAAATTTCTTTTGTACATGATGATTAATGCTTCTGCGGATAACGGCGGCTCAAGATTCGGTTTTAGATTTCTTCGAGGCAGCACGCTTATTGGAAATTCAGACACTGTAGTAAGCAGAACACCCGTGGCGGCTGCTGGAACAGGTTCTGATTCAAATGCAATAGACAGAAATATTTCAATGATATTTTTAGATAGTCCAGCAACAGCAAGTGCGGTTACATATAAAATACAAGGTAACGTTGAATCTTCATCTTCTAACTTACTTATCAACAAAAGCGCAACTAACGCCAATAACGCTACGGTATACACCGCTACAAGTAGTTTTACAGTCATGGAGGTTGCGGGATGAAACATGAAGCTATTTTTGCGCTCCATCCGTCTGTGGTTAATATCACTGGTGACATTGCTTATGACGCAAACGGCAATGTAGTAGCTTGGAATGCAGATGCTGTTGCAACAAAAGAAACTGAACTTGAAAACGCATACAAGTTAAAACAACTTCGCACTGAACGTGACAGACGTTTAGTTGAAACTGATCATTACGGTTTGTCTGATCAGACAATGACATCAGACATGTCAACCTATCGTCAAGCTCTGCGTGACATTACAAAAAGTGCTACGTCCCTTGATGATGTGACTTGGCCGGAGAAACCATAATGCCATACATAGGTAAATCTCCAGAGTTCGGCGTCCGTAACCGCTTCGTCTATCAAGCCACGGCAGGGCAGACCAGCTTCAGCGGCTCAGACTCCGACTCGCTGGTGCTGACATACTCCGACAGCATGTACATGGATGTGTATCAGAACGGTGTATTGCTGAAGCCCGGCACTGACTACGCGGCGACGACCGGCACAACTGTTGTGCTGGTCACGGCGGCGTCCCTGAACGATGTTGTCGAGATGGTGGTGTACGATGCGTTCTCCGTCGCCGACAGCTACACCAAGTCCGAGTCCGACACGCGCTACCCCTTCAAGGGCAATAACTCCATTATCCGTTTGAACGGTCAGACGATCAGCGCAGACATCACAATTGACAGCGACGAGAACGGTGTGTCGGCAGGCCCGATTACGCAGAGTGCCACCGTCACTGTTAACGGATATTGGAGCATCGTATGACCAGCGTATTGAATGTAGACACGATTGCGGATAAGGCAGGTACGGGGCCGGTAGGTCTGACTAAGCAAACAGCCGCAAAACATTTTTGTGTTTTTGATGGAACAGGCACTGTGGCTGTTGATGCGTCTTTCAACAACTCCGTCCTTTTAGATAATGGAACAGGGCAATATCAAGTAACTTTTACAAATGCCTTCACAAATCTTCATTTTGCTCTTACGGGTGCTACTGTAGGAAATGACGAGGCGTTCACTTACATTACTACGGACGCCGCCGCAAAAACTCCAAGCGGTACACGTTTTAGAGGCGTTCAATATGATGGTAGTGAACAGGATACGGACACAGTGGATATAGTGTCACATGGAGACCTCGCATAATGGCAAGCGTACTTAAAGTTGATGAACTTAAAGGGAACTCAACGGCAGGCATTATCGCGGTCACCGGCGAGGGCAATTCGACCACAACGAATTTGCAGCAGGGGTTGGTGAAGGCGTGGGCTGAAACAAGTGCTAACGGAGAAACACTACGGGACAGCTTTAATATTTCTGGTCTGTTGGACACAGCAGAAGGACAACAGACCTGTAATTATCAAAACCCCTTTTCATCAGGTAATTATGTTTGTGTAACAACAGGCGACACTGTGGGTAATGACAGAGTGTATTCAACAACCAACGCTAGTAACTGGATTGTCTATAGTTTTGATGGGGCTTACGATGACATGGGTCAAGGAACAATGGCCGCAGGAGACCTCGCATAATGGCTAGTGAACTCAGAGTAAACACCCTGAAGGATGCCAGCGGGAACAACAGCATTGCCATGACGTATGTTGCCAACGGGGTTTCAAAAGTGTGGGTAAGCTGGAACGGTGATGACACTAGCGTTATCCGCGATAGTCTTAACTGTGATTCAATATTCGATAATGGCACAGGTGATCATCGGGTAAACTACACCGTTACTTTTGCAAACGTGGGATACTCATGTCAGATGAATTGTCAGAGCGGCGATTCGTCTAATCCGGCAAGTGCGCCGGTGTATGATCAGAACAACACCTTAACAACTTCAGTTAGAACTTATGTAACAGAATCCACCAACAATGGCGCTGGAAATTTGTTTGACTCTGAGCATATGTCCGTGACATGCACGGGAGACCTCTTATGAGTAAGGCAGCAGAACTCGCCGCACTGATTGGTTCGCAGTCGGCGTTGTCGAACAGGAACATCATTATCAATGGTGCGATGCAAGTGGCGCAACGGGCTACGAGCGTGGCTAGTCTTTCGAGTACGGCCACTTATTCAACTTGTGATAGGTGGGAGGTTCAATATGGCAGCAGCGGAACCTTTACTGAAAGTCAATCAACTACTGCGCCTAGCGGTTTTTCTAATAGCTTAAAGCTAGATTGTACGTCAGCAGACGCATCGCCTAACTACTTAGTTCTTATGCAGTGCTTAGAGGGACAAAACTTACAACACCTCAAAAAGGGAACATCTGCTGCTGAATCTACAACTTTATCTTTTTATGTAAGGTCGAGTAAAACAGGCACATATCAGGTCAATTTGAGAGATTTAGATAATAGCCGCATAATCGGAGCAACATACACAATCAGTGCTGCAAATACTTGGGAATTTAAAAGTATTACTTTTGCTGGAGATACCACAGGTGCTTTTAATAATGATAACGGTGCTTCTTTAGATATTGAGTGGTGGCTTGCTGCCGGATCAACTTACAACAGTGGGGCAGTGCCAACAGCTTGGGAAGCCTCGACTGAAGCTGACAGAGCAGCAGGGTTGAATGTTGCAATCGGTGCAAGCACAAGCGATGATTTTCATATCACCGGCGTTCAGTTTGAACTTGGCGAACAGGCCACAGCGTTTGAGCATCGGTCATTCGCGGATGAGTTGCTTCTGTGTCAGAGATACTATTTTGAGATTGACTTTGATGCGGGTGAAGAGCCGTTAGGTGCTTACTATTCTTCTAACAGAAGTGTTTGTACGCAAGCCTTTCATGTGCAAATGAGAACAGACCCAACAGTAACCACTACTTTTGGTAGCGGTGGATTGCAGGCTGATTATTCTAACGAGCACTGCTTTAGGTGGTACGGAAACGCACAACAAGTTAGCGTCACGTCAGCGAAAGCAGATGCGGAGTTGTAATTATGAATAATATCAACATCACTTCAGTCAAATACGAAAATGACGAAATCAATGGCGGCACACTACGACGCCTAACTGTCGTCATAGACGGTGAAACGTTTACTGTGCCTCAGAAAGCTGGCAACCGCCACTACGACGAAATCATGCGACAAGTTGCTGCCGGTACGCTGACGATTGCGGACGCTGACTGATGTTTGCCGCAGGCAGTTTTTCCGAGGAGCCGTTTGGTTTCCAGTACGGCCTTGGGCCGATAGCTGCTTCAGCTTCTCTATCCGGTGATTTTACACAAACAAGTCAAGCGCTTACTCTAGGTTCTGCCTCATCAAATATGATCGGTACTGCCAGCACGGTAAGTGTAGGCGTTGGCATTCTTGTAGGCACTTCGTCCGTATCGTCCAACTTTACCGAGTCTGCCGCTGCTGTCCGCTTGTTGAGTGGGATATCTTCGCAGCAGGCCAACTTCACTAAAACGTCAGCAGGCACGCGGTTGCGGCTTGGAGACTCAACTCAATCCTTTAATTTTATTGAAACGTCAGCAGGCACGCGCATACAAACAGCGTCGGCAACCAAGTCTGCAAACTTTACTCAGACCTCCACGGCGTTTGCTACGCTGGTGGATTCAGCGACTATGTCATCAGTGCTTGAGCAAACAAGTGCAGGCACTCGCATACAGATTGACTCTGCCACAATGTCGGCGCTGCTTAATCAAACAAGCGCTGGAGTTTTGATACTTAGCGATAGTGCTGACCTTTCTGCCATATCAAGCGCTTTGTCTGCGGGTGTCGGAATTCTTGTCGGGGTGTCCGCAGTATCGTCTAACTTTACGCAAAGCAGCGCTGCGGTCCGTGTTCTTTCTGGAGTTTCAACACAAGACTTCAACGCAACACAAACCAGCCAGGGCACTCGTCTTCGCACCGCCGATGCCGATCTTTCCGCGCTGTTCGAGCAAACAAGTCAAGGCACCCGAATACAAACAGCCTCGTCTGACCAAGAGTTTGCATTCACACAGGATGCTTTTGGTGGCCTTATAATTGCAGGGACTTCAGATATTGAGTTCTTGGTGGTACAATCCACAAACGGTGAGTTAAAGTTCGTGGAGATTAACGCCGGGGAAACCGCTGAGACATGGACGCAAATCACGCATACGGGTGATACCTGGACTGAGATCAACGCTGGCGGCACGGCAGAAACATGGACAGAAGTGGTGAATTAAATGGCATCCACCTACACAGTTAATAGCGGCATAGAAAAACCCGGCTCCGGCGAACAATCTGGCACTTGGGGTACGACCACTAATACCAACTTCGACATCATTGATCGCGTACTAAACGGCGTCGGTACAATTACGCTGTCTGGTACAACGCACACGCTGACCACCAGTGACGGTTCCCTGTCCGACGGTCATTATAAAGTTTTGATTTTGGCTGGTTCACCGTCGGGCACAAACACGGTCACCATTAGTCCCAATGATCAAGACAAGCTGTATCTGGTTAATAACACAACCAGTCAGAGTGCTACATTCACGCAAGGCTCCGGTGGTAACGTTACTATCGCGGCAGGCGCAGCAGCTTGGATTTACGCTGATGGCGCAGGCTCTGGCGCACAAGTGCGGCAGTTGCCATCAGACGTGGTGGGGGATACATCTCCGCAACTTGGTGGCAACCTTGATTTGAATTCCAACAATATAACTGGAACTGGCAACATCAACACTACCGGCACGCTGACTGTGTCAGGTGCTGTGTCTTCTGGAGCGATTAGCACCGGCTCTGCTAACATAACAAGCACTGGCACCGTGCAAGGTGGTCAATTTACTTTGGATAATTCGTCTGATGATTGGACGTTTACTGTGTCATCGAACAAGCTAATTATCAGTTACTCTGGCACAGCCAAAATGGAGCTTGATACCAGCGGCAATCTAAAAGTAACGGGTAACGTGACAGCGTATGGAACGATTTAATGGGCGCATTACAAAGCTCTGGAGCCATATCATTAAGTGACATTCGCGCAGAGTTTGTCGGCGGTAGCTCCTCAATATCTTTACAAGATCTTCTCAAAGGCTCTGCTGGAGGTAACTCCATAGTAAGGGCCAAAGCTTCCAACAACGCAGGCACGGACTTAGCACCAAATGTTCCGTCTTCTGGTGCTATCACTTTAAGCAATTTTTATGGTGCTGAACGAGCTTTTGCGTATGTTTACTCATCAAATGCAAACAATCAAAGCGTTAACAGTGACGTGTTTGGCGACGATTATACCGGGGACTACAAAAAACGTATTACAATCAATAACGGTGTAACCATTAGTGCCACAGGTTTACTGAACGATGCTCTTTCCTATGCTTCAAGCGCTGGTGGGGAGCTAGAGCTGATCAACAACGGCACTATCGACGCTAATGGATCAAAGGGCGTAGACAACAACAGCAGCCTTACAATAACCGTGACAGGCAATGGCACGTTCACAGCGGGCACTAGGGATGATTTTGTTTCTGCGTTGCAAAGCGATGGGAGCGTTCAAATAAACTTCATTGGCGGATTTGGCGGTGCCAGTGGCGCTGATATCTATCACTCAGATTATGGAAGTGGTTTTAATGCTAAGCTTACTCGCAGCGGTAATTCATTTACATTGTCTTGGACCTACAATGAGAATGACTACGCCAATCTTGGGGCTGGCAGCGTAAGCATAACCACCATATTTCCAATGAGCGGAAGCACCTACGATTACACAGTCACAAGCGCTCAAAACAACAACAATCAAGTTTCTGCGTATGGTCGAGATACTCGCTCGGTAGCAGTCGGTAGAGAAGTTGTTAGCGGAGTCATGTACTACTGGTTTGGATCAAACAATAAAACGACTTATATGGAGGTCGCCAATGACCGTTATATTCAGTATGGGCACACCCAAACAACGCTGACCACAAGTAACTCTCAACGTAGTAGTGTGATTCAGTCGGTAAGCGGCACTCGACGCGAGGGAAATTTTGACACATCTGGTTTTTCAGGGACGGACAACTGATGCCTTTGACTAAAATTCAATTTAGGCCGGGTGTTAACCAAGAGGTCACTTCATATTCTAACGAAGGTGGCTGGCGTGACTGTGACAAAATCAGATTCCGTTTTGGGTATCCAGAAAAATTAGGCGGTTGGGAAAAGTACACCAGCAGCACCTATCAGGGATCTGCCCGTGCGCTGCACAACTGGATTGCGCTCGACGGCTCGAACTACCTCGGCATTGGGACACACTTAAAATACTACATTGAAGAGGGTGGCAGCATGAACGACATCACGCCCATCCGCCTGACGACGGGTGCGGGTGATGTAACCTTTGCTGCTTCTAACGGTAGCACCACCATCACGGTGACTGACGCCTCGCATGGTGCGTTTGAAAATGATTTTGTTACGTTCTCCGGCGCAGCTTCACTTGGCGGCAATATCACAGCGGCGGTGCTGAATGCAGAACACCAAGTCGTTACAGTGACTGACGCAAACACATACACAATTGTTGTAGGCGCTACCGCTAATTCATCTGACTCAGGCAACGGTGGTGGCAGCACGGTTGGTACATATCAGATCAACGTCGGTCTGGACACCTCTGTTGGCGGCACCGGTTGGGGCGCAGGCACTTGGGGCCGAGACGGTTGGGGCGATGCTGCATCTGGAGGTTTGACAACGACCAATCAGATTCGTCTTTGGTCGCACGACAACTTTGGTGAAGATTTGCTTATCAATCCTCGTGACGGTGGCATTTATTATTGGGACAGAACAAACAACCTATCCACTCGTGCTGTAGAAGTATCCACGCGGTCGGGTACACGAACCAGTATTCCAACAATTGCCAAACAGGTGCTGGTATCTGACCAGGATCGTCATGTTATCGCCTTTGGATGTGACGGTCTGAATTCAAGTTCAAGTGCAAATCAGGGGAACGGCACACAAGACCCGCTTCTGATTAGATTTTCTGATCAAGAAGACCCACTAATCTGGTTTCCTGCCGCTACAAATACGGCAGGTGATTTACGATTAGGCGCGGGATCTACCTTCGTGCAAGCGGTAGAAACCAAGCGTGAGATTCTGGTATGGACGGACACTGCGCTAAACTCTATGCGTTTTATCGGACCGCCGTTTACCTTTGGTTTGCAACAACTTGCCTCCAACATCACCATTATGGGTCCAAACGCGGCAGTGGCTACAGAGGATGTGGTATATTGGATGGGCATCGACAATTTCTATGTCTACGCTGGTCAGACACAGCAGCTTCCATGCACTGTTAAAGACAAGGTGTTTCTCGACTTCAATCTGGAGCAGGCCGACAAGGTTGTGTCTGGCGTCAACTCTGAGTTTTCTGAGGTGTTCTGGTTCTACCCGTCCGCCAGCAGCACCGACAACGATAAGTATGTCGTGTACAACTACGGCGAAAAGGTTTGGTATTTTGGGTCACTGTCTAGGACAGCCTGGATTGATCGCGGCGTTCGTACATACCCGATAGCTGCGGCAAACTCATATATCTACAACCATGAATTTGGTTACGATGACGACGGCTCTGCGATGAATTCTTTCATCGAGTCCGCGGCTATCGACATTGGTGATGGCGACAAGTTCACTTACATCCGTCGAGTCGTACCAGATCTCACTTTCAATGGGTCTACAAATCTTAGCAGTCCACAGGCGACGTTTACTCTAAAATCAAGAAACTTTCCTGGTGCAGACTTCGGTAATACGGCAGCGGGTATCACCACCAGGACAGCGTCATCTCCGGTTGAAACCTTCACGGAACAGCTACACTTACGGACCCGCGGTCGTTCTTTTGCTCTTCGCATAGAATCCGCAGCAATTGGTGCAAAGTGGAAGCTCGGCAGTCCACGCATCGACATCCGTGAAGATGGGCGCAGGTAATGGCACAGGTTCAGATACCACCACCGAGATTACCAGAGCCGCCGATTGAGTACACACAACAGTATCTGGCAGACTTGATACGAGCCCTAGAGATTTTCATAGCCCAAGAAAGAACACCCGGAGAGCTGCGGGCAACCAAAATCACACTGACTGATCTGCCGACCAGCGCATCTGGACTTGAGACCGGAGCATTGTATAATGACTCAGGCACAGTAAAAATAGTAACATAGAGCTTGCCATGTACATGAACCAAGGACTCGGACAATTTGAGAGTGAAGCCCGCAGACTTGCGGGCCTTGGTCGTAATGGGGACGTATATATTGCGCACCTCGCTGAAGGCGAAACCGTCGTTCCGATGGAAATCTTCGACGCCAATCCTGAGATGCGTAACATGCTGTTTTCTCAAATGAAAAGCATGGGCATCGAGCCGGAGCGTTACATCGTAGGTAATGAGCTCAACTCCATCAATCCGCAGACAGGACAGCCGGAGTTCTTTCTCAAAAAAGTTTTCAACGGCGTTAAAGATGTTTTAAAAGAAGCTGCGCCGATTATCATTCCTCTCGCGATAAACGCGGCCCTTCCTGGAGGAGCTACCACGGTTGGCGGGCGATTTTTACAATCTGCTGCGGTAAGCGGTTTAACTTCTCTTCTGACTGGTGCGGAGACAGAAGACGCTTTGAAAAACGCTTTACTTGCTGGTGGAATTGGTGCGGCACAGGCTGCGTATGCTCCTGAAGCTTTTGGTGGTTTAACCCCAGCAGAGGGTCAGGCCGGTTTGCCGCAGCAAGGGATTTCTCCGGATTCCATAAATTTTGAAAGAGCTTTTCAAGGCCCTAGGGGTGGTGAACTTGCGTCAGCTTTAGAAGGAATGGATCCGGTTGAATTTTATTCTAGTCCCGAAAACCAAATAGCTTTTGAAAACGCCGTCAAAGATTACAATTTAGCAAATTACGCCTACACACCAAGCCCTGAAGAGCCTAGTTTCTTCAAATCCGTTTTCAATCAAGGTGCCCCTGAAAAGCTCGATTTAACTGGCACAAAGGAGTTTGCAGAGGCAAAACAGAGGTATTTAGCCTCTGGGTTGGATTATTCCCCTAAAGAAGCTGCGGAAGCAGCTCTAACTGATTTGACAAGTAAGTATACACCTACCTTCTTTGACCAATACGGCTTGCCCATGTTGGGCATAGGCGCTTTGGCATTTCTACCTGAAGAGGAGGTCGAAGAGGAAGAGCAACAATCTATTCAAGACTTCATAAATACCAATTATCCGGCCGATTATTTTGACATGGATTTGCAAACACGCACGCCTCAAGGGCCCTTTGAAGTGCCGCCAGGTGGTGTAGGGTTTGGTGCCGAGGGCGGTGATCCGTCCTTCTTCCCACGAAGAACTGGCGCAATCGGCCCCGGTATCGGCAGCGGGACAAAAGATGATGTTCCTGCTATGTTGATGGATGGAGAGTTCGTCTTTACAAAAAAAGCGGTCAACGGACTCGGCGGCGGCGATGAGAACAAAGGCATGCAGAGAATGTATGATCTGATGCGAAACTTTGAGGCGATGGCATAATGGCTGAAACAGTTACCCAAAGTGTAATAAGTCGGGAGGCCCCTGAAGTCGAAGCAATGAAACTTGCTTTGATGCAGCAGGCTCTCGAAAGAAGTAAGCAAGCAAAAACTCTGCCTCAATATCAGGTAGCTGGATTTAACCAAGCTCAGAGAGACGCCCTTGCGGCCTCCGGTCTGGGAGCATTCGAAGATTTGTTGACGGCCGGGACTGGCACTCTTTCTGACGCAGTAGATGCGTATGCAGGAACAGGCGCGGCTTTTGACCCTGCCTCTATAAGCGACTTTATGAATCCATTTGAGGACCAGGCTGTAGCTCAAGCCTTGTCTGATATTCGCCGCGAAGGTGAGATCGCACAAACAAATCTTGATGCGCAAGCTGTGGGTGCAGGTGCATTCGGTGGCTCTCGGGCCGCGATTGCTCAAGGTGAGCTCGGCCGTAATGTCATGGATCAGCAAGCGCGGACCGCGGCTCAGATGAGAGCGGCAGGTTTTGAGAGCGCCGCAGAACGGGCTCGTGCATCCTTCGAGGCTCAACAAGCGCGTCAGCAAGCCCTGGCGGCAGGTTTGGCTGCACTAGGTGGGCAAAGGCTCGGCGCGGCAGAGGTCGATCAAGCTTTGAGATTCCGGGACATCGAGGGTCGGTTTGGTCTCGGTCAATTAGAGCAACAGCAACGGCAAAATGTTTTGGATGCTGAGCGTCAAAGCAGGCTACAGCAAGAATTTGAACCAGAGCAAAGGCTTGCGTTTTTAGGCGATATTTATTCAGGTGCACCTTCGAGTTCACAGCAGCTTACGACAGCTACCTCGCCTGGGGCGAGCCCCTTCCAACAAATAGCAGGCTACGGTATTGCGGGTCTCAGCGCTGCCGCAGGTGCTAAACAGCTAGGATTGTTTGGCTAATGGCTATTACTGACCGGCCTATGTTTCGTAGGGCTGCTTCTCCGCAGCAAGCCGCGCAAGCTACAGCTCAAGCGAAGCAGGGCATCAACGATGTCATGCAAAGCTTGAACAATGAGATTGATGGCGCGCAAAACTACGAACAAGTAATGAATGCCATCCGCGGCGATGAGGCAAGTGTGCCGGAACGTCGTGCGGAGCTTGCAGGCATTGTTGGTCGAGATGATGCCATGCAAACGCCAGAGTCTGTTTTGACGCTTGTGCAGCCTGTTGTAGAAATGTCCACAGTAGATCAAGGCATTGGTCAGCTCGCCCAACAGCAAATGCAAGGTGAGGTCAGTGGGCCGATGGCCGGTGGCATCATGGACATGCCAGTTCAAAAATTCCAAGAGGCAGGCGCAGTCAAACAGGCTACGTCAGCTCAACTCCCTGAGTTGAAGACGTTGAAAGAATATTACGACGAAACATTGCCTGCCATTCAGGCTATTTATGGAGGCTCTGATGCTAGAGACATGGCTAGAGGCGCTGCGCTCTTTGGTATTGCGGATCGTGGGCTTCGTCTCGCGGCAGGTCAAAGCCCTGCGGAAGCTTTTGCAGGAATTGGTCAAGACCTTGCGCAGCAAGCTGCGGGCGTTTCAAAAGCTGAGCAAGCGATAAAAGCTGCGGCCTTGCAACAAGCGGGCACGGACCGTGCTGCTGACCGAAAGCTTTCTGGTGAGCTTATTGCCAAAAACTTGGAAAATCAGCGCAAGCTCGCTGAACAGACCCCTAATTCGTACATTGTCACGAAAGACGTGACGATTAATGTTCCACAGGCTGACGGCACCACCAAGCCCACCCTTGTGCCTATGCGGACCATGCTGTCGTTCACGCCTGCGGATTATGCAAAGCTAAAAGCTAATTATCCGTCTTTGGCTCAGTCTTTGGTATCCGCGACCGATAAGCAAAAAGAAAACTTGCTAGGACAGCGCACGGTGCTGTTCCCGAAAGCGGTCACCTTTAATGGATTGGAGTATCAACCGGGAACGCCATATCAGGTAGATATTTCGGATATACCTGAGATTGAAAAGCTTGTAGGTGCCCCTCTGATTGATGGGTCTGATGCTTTGAACGCATTGCTGAAGACCGACACACAAACAAACTATCAGGTCATTGACCCTGAAGGTATTACTATTAACGGTAAGTCCTACAAGCAAGGTGACACAGTGGCGTTGTTGCCAAAAACTGCAAACCTGTTTGAGGGCCGCCTTGCTGCGGCTGGCGCTATCGACACGCAAAAGGTGGGCCCTGGTCAGAAGCAAGAAAACTACCGCGTACTTGCGCCGAATGGCGTGAACATTGACGGCCGCACCATAGCGTCAGGCGATGAAGTGATGCTGACCGCTGCGCAAGCCGCAAGCGTCCCTGTTGGCTCTCTTCAGTTGGTTGAAAAGGCTAAAACTCTTAAAGCCTTCGTCCCTGAAGACAATCTTCTTTACGACAAGGACGGCACGATTAGCATATTCCCAGATCGTGCAGCTTACGAAACAGCTATTGCCTCTGGTAATTTCACTAAAGACAACCAGAACAAGCGGTTCTCCACACCACAATACCTCTACAAGTGGGACGGTCAGACCAATGAGGTTCGTCCTACGATGAATCCGAAAGAGGTCAAGACAGCGGTTGCAGACGGCTTTACGACAGAGAAGTACACACCGCAAAATGACGTAAGATTCAAGCCAAATGGTGAAGCTACAGTCTTTGACACCAAGAAGCCTGGCGCTCTCGAAACGGCAATCAGCGGCGGATTTACCTTAACGTCTGCGCCAACCTTTGATCCGAAAATTCTTTACAATGTTGCGACCGGTAAAGCTGATGTAGCTCGGACCGCGGAAGATTTTGTGGACATGGTCAAAAATCAGGGCTTTACGAATATTGCACCACCAGTTGTCAAAGGTGTGAATTACGACAACGACAACAATCCGATGCCTTATGACAACGAGTTGCAAAGAAGAGCCGCGATTGAAAACGGATTTATCTACTCTAATCCGGATCGTCCTGGCGAATTCAAACCCGAAACTCGTTTTAATGACGCTGGTGAAAAAGTTGTATCCAGGACGCTGCAAGAATTTGGCGACAACATGGCGAAAGGATTCTACCTTACTGAAAAGCCAGAACCAGGTAAGATTACGCCTGCAAGCTCTCGTCGCACCTTGCTGACATTACAGAAACCAATTAGTGACGGCACAGCGTCTCCAGAACAAATTTCTGAATTCCAAATGGCGATCTCGGTCATTCAAGGAAATCCAAGGCTTATTTATGACGGCAAAGAATTCAAAGCTGTCGGGGGAGCCATTCCGCCTACTGTGATAGATGCTGTAAGGTCCGCAAAAGCGAAAGACCCAACCTTTGACGACATGGGCTTGCTTGCAGAACCGGCAGTAGAATACACGCCTGACTTCCCGACACTGATCCAGCCGGGCGTGGATTATGCGGAGGCGCTTGGTGGATCTGGAAGGTTCAAGCAAGTCATTGGTAGAACCGCTGATTTCCTTGCAACCTTTACCCCTGACTTTATTTCAAGTAAGACTCCCGCAGCACTTAGCAGTATTCTGACACAAAGAGATACTCGTGCAGCGGCTGATGACATATTTAGCCTCAACACAATTACCATCACACGTTCTCTAGGTAGTATTGCAGGCAAAGAAAATGCGACTTTAATTGCGCGAATCGAAGCCTTACAACCAGATCCGTATGCTTTCTTCACGGACCCGGCCGGCGCTAAATCCAAAGTTGAAAACATGATCGTCCAACTTGAGGCTGTCGTTGAGTCCAGTAAAAAAATTCAAAGTGGTTCGGCTTATACGCAGACTCAAAGGACTCAGGCGGCGGAAGATGTTGCTGACATCGAATTCCTGATCAGCCAATACAGAGAGCTTGCCAGCGGATTGCAGGTCAAGGGCGGGCTTATAGATCCGAAAGATTATATTAGGTAACCGCGATGATTTTTGAGAAACATCCAAATGCACTGGACCTCAATTTCGAAGCTTTAGGTGACGCTGGTATTACCATTGATCAAATCAATCGGTCTTTAGCACGAGAGTTCGACGCTGATTATCAGAAATTCTTGGAGGACGGCGGCACTCAAGAAGATTTCTTGTATGTTTACTCGACAGTCGCTCCAGAAGGCGCTTTGAGCGCCATGACGGATTCGATAATCCGATCGTTCACTACCGTGGTTCCAGAAACGGCTGGTGCGGCAGGTGGAGCGCGTCTTGGAGCTAAAGGCGTGGCGCTATTACCTCTACCACCTCAAGCCCGACTAGTGGGAGGCGTGCTTGGCTTGCTTGCGGGATTTAAAGGTGGTTCCGAAGTGGGCGAAGCTGGCGTTGGGGTTCTCAAAGATTATGACATCTTAGAAACACGGCCTGTATTTCCTTCAGACCGACCTTTTGCTCGCGGCGCAGAAGTTTTCACTGACGCCATGACCACAGCCCTGCTTGCGCCTTACATGCTTCCTACAAAGAGCGCAAATTATGGGGCGCAATTTATTTTTGAAAAAGCCGATCAAATGACAGGTTTGAAAGGCAAAGTAGTTACAGGCACGGGCAAGGTCATCAATCTCCTCGAAACTTTGCCTAGCGATGTCCGCAGACAAGCTTTGACAAAAACCGGACGAACTGCGGAGGGTTTCAGCGCTCTGGGATCTAGTCTGATGGGCGCAGCGTTGGTTGATGAGGGTGATGTCACACAACTAGCTGGTGAAACTTTAGGCGGTTTTTTTGAACCAAGAGCGCTTCTCTTCCGTAACATGACAAGGATTTTACGCGGCGGTAAAAAATTAACTGGCATGGGAGGGCTTGAAGCCCGAGAGGCTAAAGTTGGTCAGAAATTCAGAGAACTGATCATCGCGCATGGCGAAGACCCTGACGCTTTGATAGCGCAGCTTGAAGAAAACCCAGCACAATTAATACAAATCGCACGCGATTTGGGTGCCGACGTTGACGATTTGAAATTAACCCCAGCTCAAATTACCGGATCACCCATACTTGCGGCCTTCCAAAGACAGGTTGCGGACAAAGGTGTTTTGAAAACAGTGGACGGGCAACCGTCTATTGTTTCGCAAGAAGTCATGCAACGCGCGGAACAAGGCTACAAAGCTTTGTCCGCAATCAGCAACGCTTTTATCCAAAGTGGTGATCAAGAACTTGTGCAATTGGGTGTGCAATTACAACGAGAGGCTATTTCGGATATTTTAAGTGGGCAAATGGCGGCTGCTATAACAGCGCAGAAAGTTGCTTTCGAAAAACTTAACAAAAACGTGAACTTTGAGGTTGTTGGACGAAATTTAAGAAGCCGTTTCGATGAGGTTGTTGAGGACAACAGAAATCAAGAGGATCTTTTATGGAGCGCCATTGATCGTTCAATAGAGGTTCCTACTACAAATATCATTGAAACTTACGATTATGTAAGAACTGAATTTCTTAGAGATGAGGTAGCAATGCCTGCCGATATTACGGCGTTTGTAAAACGTCGTAAACTCGCAGCAGGTCTTATACCGGAAGATGTCCCACCGGCTGTTACTAACGCACAAAATGCAGTGCGCGATTTATCGCCGCTTGACAGAAACACCTATCAAAAATTTCGCAAAGAGTTCATCTCTGAACAGGGGATGACCGCATATTTACGCTTCCGGAATGTGCCCCAAGATCAAATTGACGCCATCATCCAGGCAGGGGCTGATCCGACGGCAGCTGACCCTTCTAATGACATGATACTAGCTGCCGCAGACGCTCTTGGCAGGAGATCCGGTGTTGGTGCGTCTCTGAAAGCTGATTTGGAGGCCATTAAAAGAGTGGCTGCGGCAAACAGAAAGTTAAGTATTGCTTTAGAAGATGTGCCTGAAAAAGAAGATATTTTTGACAATGCTGTTGAAATTCAAAAATTTAGAAGAGACATGCTGGATGCAGCGAGACAAGCAGCAGGCTCAGTGCCGCCTAGAAGGATAGAAGCAAAAATTTATGGTGAGTTGGCTCAAGCAGCTTTAAGAGATCTGGATGCCGCGCTGGGCGTGGGTGAAAATGCAGCTTATGACGCCGCGAGGGCTTATTCCTTTGGTTTTAACGATGCCGTTCGCCGTACATTTGTTGGTGAAGCTACAGACGAGACGAGGGCGGGAGGGCCAAGAATAATTCCTGAATTGATTGTTCCAGAAATTTTTTCTGGAAATACGTCTTCTGCGGCGCTCCGCTTGGCACAAATTCAAAATGCAGCCACCTTTGCCCGTACAAAAATGAATGAGCTTGAGGCCGAGGGTCTGGTGGACCCGACTATACCAGCTGGGGAAGCTGGCGGCAGGCTCGCAAAAACAACTTTGCAAGAAGCTGACTTACAACAAAATTTGGATGACGCTGTTTTGTATGTGGCAAAAAATGTGCTGGATACCGAAACGATGAGAGTTGATCCTGATAAGGTGCGTAAATTCAAAGAGGACCCCGGCAACCAAAGACTGTTGGATATTTTCCCTGAAATAGAAGCTGACATGACCGACGGTGCCCGTTTTGTAAATGCGTACCGTATTTCTGAGACACGCAAAAACAATGTGAATAAGAAAGATGGTCCGGTCACTCGTATCCTTTCACAGCTTTCCGCTTCAGATAATCTGGCTGGAGAAATTTTAGCGATTTCAAAAGGCAACAAGCCAGAAGAAGGCTTGCGAGTAATTACCTCAAGAGTTTTAAAACCGTCAAAACTGGCTCGTCTTGAATTAGATAAAGCAGGCATTGATACGGATGACCTCAAAGCAGGATTGAAAAGCGCTGTTCTGGATGCCGCATGGACCGCAGCAGGGGGGACAGGCGGTAAAGCTAAGTACGCGGAAATGGGCAAAATACTTTTTGATCCGATGAAAAAAACCGGCAGGCGTGTTTTTGCTGATCGCCCCGGCACTGCCGGGCAAAAACGACGGCTCAGCCTGATTGATTTCATGCAGGAAGAAGGTATTTTCACCCAAGCAGAAGTTGATCGGTTGAAATTTATTGTTGAGCAAGGGGCAAAGTTCCAGGCCGCTGAGTCCGCGGGTACTCTCAGTGAAGTTTTAACCGATGACGTTGGAATGTTAGCAGAAGCGCTTTTGTCGATTGCGGGCTCAAGTGCGGCAACCACCTTGTCCAGAGCTGGAGGTCTTCGCCCACAAGGCATAGTTGAAGCAAATGTCGGTGCAAAATTGTTTAAAAACTTTTTCTCAGACCAAGCGCAATCGCACAGCCTTTCTATTCTAGAAAAAGCAATCCTTGAACCGGACTATCTCATTGCTTTACTAAGGAACACCGGAGACGCGGAATCGGCACAAGCTGCTGTTCGCAATCTCAATGCGTATTTAATACAAGCCGGGCTACGGTTTGCAGACGATGACGTCAGCTCAACAGAGGAGGGTGACTTTGAGCCCACAGAGCCCGTGGGCCCTGTTTCAATGGCCCCCGCACCTGTTGCACCGCCGCCGATACCGACCTCACCTGCCGCGCCCCCGACCCAAGTTTCTACTGTCGCTAGCGCCCAACCGCGGCCCGCGGCACAACCAAATGTGCGGAGTCAGTATCAGAAAATATTCCCCGATGATTTGGCTAGTGGGATAATGGCAGCTCTACCTACGAGGATGGGATGAATTTTAATTTTCACCAAGCGTTGGACATGGTCTTGGAGCATGAGGGTGGTTATATCGATCACCCAGATGATCCGGGTGGCAAAACTTTCAAAGGCATCACAGGAAACACTTACACTCAGTGGCTCAAAAGAAAGCACCCTTTTGAAGAGGTAGAGATAACAGAAGAGTTTATGAAGTCGATCCCTCAAGATCATATCGACGCGATCTATCTCGAAAACTACTGGAACAAGTGCAAGTGTGATCACTTGCCCTCTGGGCTGGACGTTTGTGTATTTGATTGGAGTGTGAACAGCGGCCCAGGACGGGCGGCAAAAGCTTTGCAGAGAGCGGTCGGTGCGGACCCTGATGGGGCCATAGGCCCAAAGACGTTGGAGAAGGTGGCACAGTGCAATGTGCTTGAAACCATCGAAAAGATTACCGAGGAGCGAGAAGCCTTCTATCGCTCCTTGAAAACCTTTGATACCTTTGGAAAAGGCTGGCTTCGCCGAAACGATGAGACAGCGGATGCGTCCAAGCTCTTGGCTATGAAACAATGACCAACTATCAAAAAATTTTTGATGATCTGATCGCCAGGTCCGAGCCTGTCAAAATGAGGTTTGGCGGTCAAGCGGCTCGCGGCCGAGATTACACAGAGCAGTTGATGGAGAATCGAGGCCGTCGCAATACGGCAGCGAATACAGTCAACAACCCAAATTTTCAACGCACTAATATAAACACAGCAAACACCGGCTCTGACGACTCCGACACCCTGCCAGCGGGTTCAGACCCTAATCAAACGGCGATGGTTCCTTTAAGATCTAAGCCTGTTCCGACGCCGTTGAGTCTTGAGCAGCTGAAAAACTTACGATTGAGAAGCGGTGCTAAAAGATTCCCAGGCGGCATACGCCCTGCACGGAACATGCAGCTTGATAAAATCCGCGAGATACAAGCCAAGGGTTTGAAATTTGGGAATTACGCGGACGACAGAGAGCTGTTTGAGCGTATGTTGGAAAACTCCGGTTTCGCACAAAAACTTGGTGCAGGGGTTTCCGGGCTATTCAAAGATGACGGGGAGCGTAGCGTAAGACGGTTTGTCTACGACCCGGAAGCCGAAAAAATTCTTGCTTTTGAATCTGAGGCTCCTGGTGTGGGTCTAGCAGGGTTCCTTATGCAGGCTTTTGGTGGTTCTGGTATCCAAAACAAACCAATGGTCTTCACCGGTGACGAAAGCTTGAACTTCATCACAAACATGAAAAAAGACCCTTTAGATATAGACAACCCTCCGTTTAACCCTTGTCCGCCGGGGTTTATTTTAAAGGATGGGGTCTGTACTCCGATTGTCGCAGAGACCACGGAAAAGAAAAAAGACCCCGTGACCGGCATCCCAGAATTCGAAATGCCGCTCTTTTAATCAAACCATTTCTTGCTGTCCTCGCCGAGAACCTGGCTAGCGATGTCGATCTTGTCTCTTAGGGCAACGAGGATCTTTTCATCTATACTCTTAGGCACCACTAGATCAACATAGGTCACCGGTGAGAACTGACCAATGCGGTGAGCGCGGTCCTCGGACTGCATCCGCTTCTCCAAATCATACGAATTGCTGTAATAAATGACTGTTTTTGCCTCGGTCAGCGTCAGGCCGTAGCCCCCTGTCTGGGTGTTACCGATAAAGAACCGTAATGGTGAGTCGGGCTTCTGAAACTCTTCTACCACGTTCTGCCTAGTAGATTGTTCTGTGCTGCCATAGTAAGACTGCACAGCCTTTTGCCCGTATCTAATTGCAAGGGCCTCTGAAATTTTCACAATATCGTGAACCCAGTTGGCCCAAATAATTACTTTGCCATCTGTTTCTTCACAAATGTTCAACAGCTCGTCTATACGATTGTTATCAAGGTCAATGACGTGGCCCTCATCATCTTTAAAATGGCCGCAACATATCTGTTGGAGGCGCATTATTTGTGTAAGGACGTTAGTAGTGGTCGCCATTGACCCGTCTTCAAGCATAGCCAAAGCCATGCTTTTCATTTGATTGTAGGCTTTTTGTTGCTCTTTTGTGAGAGTGACCGTCCTACGCAAGTAGATTTTTTCTGGCAGATCTAAGCACTCCTTTTTCAACACTCGGCTTGAAAATTCTTGAATTTTCTCATTCAGCTCATCGAGACGCTTGTATCCCACAAGTTGTTGGAAGCTACGATGCCCCATCGCCCGTTGAGCAAGCACTGCGTATCTCGCTCTAAAAGCAAAAAAGCTGTTGAACCCAAGACAATTTGGTTGAAGAAACTCTGCCTGAGTAAAAAGATCCAGAGGGCTTTTTGTGACGGGTGAGCCTGTAAGGATACGACGATATTGGCAATGCCTGCCAATCTTGATGATTGTCTTCGTTCTTTTTGCAGTGCGGTTTTTGATAGTGGTGCTTTCGTCCACGATCATCATCGTGCCGCCGGGATGACGGACAAACCATTCCGCAGCACTTGCACCCTTGCTTGTGCTGAGAGCTTCTACGTTCATCACCATGATACGCAGCCGGTCCGTCAGCTTCATAACACTCAAAAACTCTTCACGCAGTTTCTTACCGATAGCCGCTTGCCAGCGAAGGATCGACGCGGGCACCTGATCAGAAAGATGCGTCCCAATCTCTTTATAAGCCCAGTTGTCCATGACGCCCTTGGGGGCAACAATCAAAACGTTCTCAATCTTACCGGCCAAATACAGAGCTCCCATTGTATCGATAGCGATCTTGGATTTGCCCGTGCCCATCTCCATGAAAAAGGCGTGGTATGGCTTGCGCCAAGTCTCTTCAAAAATCTTTCTCTGGTGCTCAAACGGCTTCGTTTTGAAGTTATATTTTTTGTGTTCCACAGCCATCTTGTAACTTTTCATAAGATCCTCCTTGACACCCCCATGTATATAGAACTATATGTTACTTATCAAGTAGCCAAAAGCTACTAAACACGACACACGAAGCACGGAACGAGGTGACAAAATGAGTGATCTCTCATCACTTATGGCCGATGATGCGGCTCAATCTGCGGGCACAGCAGTAGAATCAATTGGTGCCAATTCTCTCTCATCTATATCTGAAATTGCTACCAGCATCCGGTTGCTCGAAAAAGAAATCGAGTCACGGGAGGAGGCACTGAGGGACATGAAGAGAAGTCTTCGTACCCTTCAGGAAGAAGAGTTGCCGTCAAAAATGATGGAGCTTGGCCTGTCTTCTTTTAAAATGGACGACGGTAGCGCAGTAGAGATAAAGAAGCTTTACGGAGCCACCATCCTCAAAGACAACGAACCACAGGCTTTTGAATGGCTGCGGTCGAATGGTCATGGCGGGATCGTGAAAAATACTGTTTCCGTAGACTTTGGAATGGGGGAAGATGAAACTGCACAACAGTTCAAAAACTGGGTGCAATCACAAGGTCACATGCCAAAACAAAAAGAAGGCATCCATCACTCATCACTCCGGTCATGGGTAAAAGAAATGGTGGAAGACGGCAAAGAGTTTCCTATGGAACTGTTTGGCGCTTATGTCGGCCAAAAAGCTGTGATTAAGGGAGCAAAATAATGCCTAGACAGCAAAAGAACGTGCCCGCCGAGGCCAAAAACACGGCAGTAGTATCTGGTCTTACGATGGAGGAAATGTTTGCAGACGCTTCTGCGGGCATGAAAAACATCGACCATGAGGACCTCGCTCTTCCCTTTTTGAAGATCGTATCTGGTCTCGATCCTCTCTTGGATGACCATGAACACATCCGCAAGGGTGACATTGTCAACACCGTCACCCTGGACGTGTGGAAGCCGGAGAAGGGGGTTCTTGTAATCCCTTGTGCATACCAGCGTAAATTCATTCGATGGGCTCAGAGAGGCTCTGGGACGGGTGCACCTGTTGCGATTTACGACACTGAGGCGGAATGCCCGAAAGTGATCCGCAGCAAAGAAGATAATCGTGAGTACGTCCAGGACGAAACTGGCGATTATATCGAGCGCACAGCTCAGTGGTATGTAAAGGTTTATGATCCTGACACAGGTGCCACAACAAATGCCATGATTGCCATGAAATCGACTCAGCTTAAGAAGTCGAAAAAGTGGATGAGTATGATCATGTCACGAGAGCTTAAAGGGCCAAACGGTCCATTCACGCCTGCAATGTACAGCCACATTTACAAGCTGACCTCGCAATCTGAAGAGAACAGCAAAGGCAAATGGCACGGTTGGGAAATCTCCCTGCATGGTCAAGTGCCAGATGCAGGCGTTTATAACTCAGCCAAGGCTTTCCATACCTCCGTTGAGGCAGGGGACGTGAAAGTCGCACACTCGCAAGACGACGCTTCAAATAAGAACGACGACATCAATCCGGATGACGTACCGTTCTAACTAGCTAGGGCGGCGGCAGGTTAACGGTCAGTCCTGCCGTCGTCCTAACCATCCGGGAGTGAAGCATGTCTGCAAAAACATTTGCCACGATCTTCCGTGGCCTAGAAGAAGCCTTTGGCACATACGAAATCAACTCAACCAAAGCGAACGGAAAACAAACGGGGCAAGCAAAGATTGTCCGCGAATCTCGGACCGAGGCCCATTGGGAAGGGCATCTGTCTGGCAAAGGTGCGTCCGTTGGCATCATACCCATCAACGCAGATAATAACTGTGTTTGGGGCTGCGTTGACATCGATCAATACAATTTTAATCACAAAGAGCTTATCGATAAAATCCGTAAGAAGAAGCTGCCTTTGGTGGTTTGCCGGTCAAAAAGCGGCGGGGCCCATGTGTTTCTGTTTGCGGATGATTGGATGCCTGCAAAAGATATGCAGGAGGTTTTGCGTCACATAGCTTCAGCTCTGGGGTACAGCGGCTCTGAAATTTTCCCAAAGCAAATCAAGCTTCAGCTTGATCGCGGTGACGTGGGTAACTTTCTGAACATGCCGTATTACAATGCGGAAGACGGCCTCCGCTACGCTTTCAAAGATGACGGCTCCGCTGCTACGCTCGAAGAATTCTTTGAGCTGCACAAAGCTTACGTCCAAACACCAGAGCAAATTCTGGCCTTACAAGTGCAGAAGGAAGACAATCTCCCTGTGCCCGATGGCCCGCCTTGCTTGCAGTTATTGTGCACCCAAGGATTCCCAGAGGGGACTCGCAACAACGGTCTGTTCAACGTTGGCGTCTATCTGCGCAAGAGTCACCCAGACACTTGGGAAGATGAGGTGGCAAAGTACAACCACCAATACATGAATCCGCCGCTGCCTCTGGCAGAGGTCAACATCATCGTCAAGCAGCTCAACCGCAAAGACTACGTTTACAAGTGCAACGATGCGCCGATAAACGACTACTGCAACAAAGAGCTGTGCCTGACTCGTAAGTTTGGTGTGGGTTCCGCTGGCAACAATGCTGCTGTAGCAAATCTTCGCAAGTATGCATCGACACCGCCGGTCTGGTTCATGGACGTAAATGGTGAGCCCTTGGAGTTGGACACTGACGCTTTGCTCAACCAGGCCGCTTTCCAGAAGGCATGCGTTGAACAGCTCAACTTCATGCCGCCCACATCTTCAAAACCGATATGGGAGTCTCGCATCAACGCGCTACTGCGTGACATGACCGAGACGGAAGGTGGCGTCATCGAAACAAGCCAAGACGCTTCTCTTGAAGGCGCGTTTTACGATTATCTGGAGGACTTCTGCCGCAACATGCAGACCGCGCAGGACAAAGAAGAAATCCTGCTTCGCCGTCCGTGGACCGATGAAGACACCAGCCAGACCTTCTTTCGTCTGCGCGACTTTGAAAATTACCTCAAGCGTAATCGGTTCTTTGACTTCAAGACGCACAAAATCGCGCAACGCCTGCGGGACATCAATGGCGAGCCCACTACCCTGCGCATCAAAGAAAGAACCGTGCGCGTGTGGAAGATACCCGCTCTTGAAGCATCTGGGGCAGATGTCAGGACTCCAGACTTCGCAGTAAACGAGGAGGATATACCGTTCTAATGTTCAGGATTTTCGGGCCCCCAGGCACGGGCAAAACCACGACACTTCTCAACCTTGTCGATAAACACTTGGAAGAAGGCGTGCTGCCTAACCAAATATGTTTCCTTGCCTTCACGCGCAAAGCTGCACGAGAGGCCAAGGAACGCGCTGCGCGGCGCTTTGAGCTGGACGTCGAGAAAGACCTTCATTTCTTTCGGACCCTGCATAGCTTCGCTTTTCAGCTGTCCGACATCAACTCTGATCAGCTTATGCAAAACGAACATTTGATTGAGCTTGGTGCACAGATAGGCTTCAGATTGTCAGGGACCTCACAGAACCCGGAAGATGACATAGGCAGCAAGTTCAACGAGAACCCTATACTGCGCGTCATTCAAATGTCGCGGCTCATGGTTCAACCGCTGAAAAAAACATACGACACCTCTAACTCGCCGTATTCTTTTGCTGAGATTGAATATGTTTCAAATTGTTACAAGAAGTACAAAGCGCAGCATAAGCTGTTCGACTACACCGATATCCTTGAATACTTCGTAGAGAAGGGCGACAAGTTCTGTCCTCGCTTTTCGATCTCATTCCTCGATGAAGCGCAGGACCTCTCTCCGCTGCAATGGCAGATGGCCCACATAATCAACAGCAAGTCCGAGCGCATGTATCTCGCAGGGGACGATGATCAAGCCATCTATCGTTGGGCAGGGGCTGATGTGTCTCAGTTCATTGATCTGGATGGCGGTTCAGAGGTTCTCTCGCAGTCCTACCGTGTACCGCAAACTGTGCATGAACACGCGCAGCGCATCGTCACACGCATCAAGAACCGTCGTACAAAGCAGTATCTGGCTAACGGCACGATGGGCAACGTCCGCCGAATCGTGAACCCTGCTTCGCTACAGTTCGAAGATGGATCATGGCTGGTGCTCGCGCAGTGCAATTACATGCTGAACAACATATGTGACATGCTGCGTAGCCAAGGCGTGATCTTCGACAACCGCGGCTCGCGGTCCATATCGCACAAGGTTGCGCAGGCCGTGCAGGGCTGGGAGCGCGTGCGCCAAGGCGAGAAGATAGACGCAGGTACACTGAAACAGATGTATGCCTACATGAGCACCGGCTCGCGAGTCCGCAGAGGCTTCAAACAGCTCAACCATCTACAGATACACGACATGTTCTCTTTTGAAGAGTTGCGCGATCAGATGGGGTTGCTGGCAGAACAAACCATGCCGTGGGATGAAGCGCTCAATCGACTGCCCCTGATGGACCGCACATACATATCCGCGGCCCTGAGACGCGGTGAGAGACTCGACCAGGAGGCTCGCGTGAAGGTATCGACCATACACGGTGCAAAAGGCGGTGAGGCGGACAACGTCGCGCTGTTCACGGACCTTTCCGCTGCGTCGGACCGCTCACGCCTTACCCTTGATGAAGAAGGTTTGAAGCAACAAGATGATTTGCACCGCCTGTTTTATGTCGGCGTCACTAGAACAAAACAAAACTTATTTCTGGTAGAACCAGAAGATGCGTTGAGGAGTTACACGATATGAGGGATGAAATTTTCTGCTGGGCGACTCATACCTCCGGCAAGAGGCCGGTCAAGCTGCACCTGTGGCGTCGCAGACACAGCAGCGCCACTTTATCCAAAGATGCCGACGAAATGTTTGCCTTCGACCTTGGGCCGGAGCAAGCTGTTCGGCTGGCTTATGCATTACTCGGTCATTACTTAACTGACTCTCACCAAAAAAATATGGAGATTCCTGATGGAACTACAGATGGCAATGTTCACACCGACGAGCGAGTGGACACCCCCGACGGAGCTCCCTGATCTTTCTGAAGCTAAGCAGATCGCAGTGGACGTTGAAACACGCGACCCAAAAATAAAAACGATGGGCCCTGGCTGGGCACGTCAAGATGGGGAAATTGTAGGGTATGCTGTAGCTACCGAATGGTGGAGTGGATATGTACCAGTCAAACATTGGGGCGGCGGCAACTTAGATGATCGCATCGTCCGCAAGTGGATGCAGAAGGTGCTTGCCACGCCTGCCGACAAAATCATGCACAACGCGCAATATGATATTGGCTGGCTGAAAGCCGAAGGCTTTACAATCAACGGGCGCGTCATCGACACGATGGTTGTGGCGTCCTTGTTTGATGAGAACCGTTTCAGTTACTCTTTGAACGCGCTTTGCTACGACCTACTCGGCAAAACCAAGTCTGAGAAGGCGCTGGTAGAAGCCGCCAAAAGCTTTGGCGTTGATCCAAAAGGCGAGATGTGGAAGCTGCCAGCCATGCATGTCGGGCCATATGCCACGACCGATGCAGAGCTCGCATTGGAGCTATGGCAGTATTTTGCCGCTAGAATTCCTGGTGAGAACCTGAAAACCATCTTTGACCTAGAAATGAAGCTGCTACCGATCTTGGTAGGCATGACGTTGCGCGGCGTCCGTGTGGACTTGGACCGCGTTGAGCGGATCAAGCAGCACATCCTCAAGAAGGAAAAAGATATCAATAAGCAGATTCGCGACATGGTTGGCGAGGACATTGAGATATGGGCCGGCAACTCTCTTGCTCGCGCGTTTGAAAAACAAAGCATTGCGTTTCCAAAGACCGAAAGAGGTGCTCCAAGCTTCACTAAGGCGTTTCTCGCAGAACATGAGCACCCGCTGCCGCAATTGATTGTGCAGGCGCGTGAGTACAACAAGATCAACGGCACGTTCATAGACTCCATTCTGCGCTATGTGGCACCCGACGGGCGGATACACGGTCACATCAACCAGATCCGCTCTGACGATGGCGGCACCGTGTCCGGTAGAATCTCGATGAACAACCCAAACATGCAGCAGCTTCCTGCACGGCACCCGGAACTCGGACCGATGATCAGGAGCGTCTTTGTGCCAGAAGAAGGCGAGAAGTGGGCCAGTATCGACTATTCGCAGCAGGAGCCTCGAATCCTGGTTCATTACGCTGAAGTGTTCCGACGCGCCAAGAACATAAGCATGCCTGGAGTCAGCGAGTTTGTAGACGGTTACCGCGATAATCCAGACATGGACTTCCATAGCATGGTGGCCGAGATGGCCGACATACCGAGAAAGCAGGCTAAGGTCATTAACCTGGCTATGATGTATGGCATGGGACGCGCAAAGCTTGCTGCACAGCTAGATATCTCTGATGAAGAAGCCAAGGAACTGACCGACAAGTACCATGACCGCGTGCCTTTTGTTAAAAAGCTAACTAAAGGTGTGCAGATGCGTTTGAATGATCCCGCGGCTCGCGGACAAATCTTCTCGCTTCGCGGCCGACGGTGCCGTTTCAATCTGTACGAGCCCGAGGGTTTCGGTATGCATAAGGCCATGCCGTTGGACGAGGCACGGGCACACTACGGGCCGACCACCAAGTTACAGCGGGCGATGACCTACAAGGCGCTCAATCGCCTCATACAGGCTTCTGCGGCCGATATGACGAAACAGGCTATGGTGGACCTGGCCGACGCAGGCTTCCTTCCGCTGCTTCAGATACATGATGAACTGGCCTTCAGCGTAAAAACCAAGGAAGAAGCAGAAAAAATTGCAGAAATCATGGAGAAATCTATTGAGCTGGAGGTCCCGATGAAGACCGATATTGAAATGGGTGACAGCTGGGGCGATTCCATGTAAAATTTTTAAATGCACTGTCTCATTGGCGTGTTTTCCTCCCTAAGAGAACTGGCCCCGCTTCGGCGGGGCCTTTTTTACGTTTTCAGCTTGCCAACGTATATAAACATCACTATATTCACCGCATCACTCCGATTATTCCTCCCGGAGATTGATGGTTGAGTCTTGAGGGGTGTTGTATATGTTACGACACCCCTCTTTTTTGTTGATAAGTTCCATAGATTACTATATCTTGTGTCTCAAGGGTCCGTGGTTCAACCCGCACCGACCGCGGACCCACCAAATTTAAGGCGAGAACCATGAACCAAAAGAAATGGAGATCGATTTTAGTGCCCGTTGATGTCTACAAAGGCATCAAAGCTGTTGCTGCTTTGGAACAACGAAAGATTTCCGGGCAACTACGGCACATGTTTCACAGGTATCTGGAAATGGAAGGCATTGAGCTAAAACACGACGATGACAAGGAAGAAGCCGCCCCTCAGTCGTAGACCTCGACCGATCCAATCTTTATAAATTTTGGAACGCAGTACGCCGTAGCCCGATCTTTCTTATTGAGTCCTCGGGCCCCGCCAAAGTTCCCGTAACGCTTAGAAAGCTCTTTCGCAAAGTAGTTACAGCGCACGATTGATTTGAAATACATGTCGCCGCTGACCAGTTTCCGGTCATCCCCGACTCCTAAATACACCATCAATAAAAAGACGTGCATCATTTCATGGCATCGCGAATTGCTTCTAGCGTTTCCCTGATTGTCGGGGGCCTCTCTGCGTTTGGATTGTACTCGCAAAGAAATTCTCTGGGAAACCACTCATTTTTTTGAAAATGCAGAAGCTCCTGGGTATTGTTTTGACCTCGATAAATACAGACTCGCTCAACGCCTATCACCTCACATGCCACCAGGCGACAGGTTGTAAGGTTGTTGGCTAATGATGATGCATTCGCTGAATGGGCCTTCAAGAGCAAGACAAAGCCTCCCAGGGCCGCCAACCCCGCACCAACGACCACGGTCCACGCAATGTATTCAATGATCTTCTGCCGACGTTGCTGCGCCGCATAAATCGCTTCTTGCCTTTGCTTTCTTATCTGACCTTCCATCCGGATCAAATCATCCCAAGCCTTCATGCCCATCGTCAGGGTGATGTACTGTTTCAATTCGTATCGTTGCTGTTCTAATTTTTTCTTGGCCGTGAACGCCTGAAGAGCGAGTGATTCAACGGACTTGCCCTTCGTCATCTTCAAAAATAAACTAGGGTTCTTGGCTGATTTTTCGTAGTGGTCAACGTCGCTCACAGCGGACATCCACCTCGATAAGTCGCCTGACATTTGTTCAATGTCGCGACCTACTTGGAAGCCTTGTTTGAGCAAATTAAATGCGCTACTGGCTGCGCTAACAGCCGCGCCTATCGTAACTGGATCCATTACCGCACCTCATGCGGCAACTATATATGAAAACAGGAAAATTTACAAAATGACTGAAAAATTGCCCAATAGACGCCCTTGTGTGACAGAGGAAATTGGCATGGGAATAAGCGTCACCGTCAGTTTTCATCCAGAAACGATGGAGCCCATCGAAGTGTTCCTTTCTCAAAGAGGTAAAGCCTCCGACAACCCAATGCAGGAGGCTTTGTATAATCTTGGTGTGGCTGCATCGAATCTAATGCAAGGAGAGGGGCGTGAGCTCTTGTCTCTAGTAGATTTAGTTAAGAGCGCGTCGCATCAAAAGTAAGATTGCAAGACTTGCACACAACCCTGCCAGACTTATCTGGCGTCTGCTTGGTAAAACATTTGGGGCAGCACCCCAAATCAATCCGACGTTGAAGAATGTCTACCTCTCTCACCGGATATTGCAGCTCCCGGTTGATCGGTCTCCTTAGAAAAGTATTCCTTAACTGCATGGAAACTGTCTCCGCTGGTAATCAAACGCATGGTCCCTTCGACAACGTAAAGAGCATCCAGGAGCTCTGTGAGCGCTTCTTCAGCCTCCACAATAGAATCCCTTGTTTCCGGCTTGCTGAACTTCCCTTCCTCTCTCCAAAGATCGTCCTTCATTTCTTGCAACAAATCACCTGTTATTTCAGCGGCTGCAAAAACAGTTTCCATTGCAGCTCGAAAATCTGAGTTACCTGACATCTAAAAACGAGGCGTGTATTCCACGCCCTCCTCTAATAATTTGTTCATACGCATATATTCCGCGTACACCGCATCGCACTTCGCGGGCTCCTCCCCACTAAAGTGCAGCTCAACCCAATGCTGGTAGAGCCGGCGGCGCTCTTGCGCCACCGACACCAGGTTGGGGTCATCAGCTGACCGCCGCATCAAGATCGATCTTATCCAACCGAGCAAGGTATTCCGCCCTTTCTTGCGCATTTGGATGAAGCCTCTTCAGCAAATCCGAATTGCGATAGTTTTCCAAGAGCCTTATCGTATGCAGCATCTCGTTGTGGAAGATCGGACGACCACGAAACGTCTCAGCCATCATATAATGAAAGTCCTCGATTACATGATGCAGAAACGGCAGATCACTGATATCAATCTCTACTGTTACCTTGACGTTATCCGCAGCCTTAATTTGCGGTTTTGTCTTGCGGGGACGTCCGGGCCCACGTTTCTTTGCCGGAGCCATCAAGAAATCCTCCATAGGCGATAGTAGGTCTGACCGTTCTCTTCGATCTTACGACGGGTCAACTTTGCAGGCTGACCGTTGATACCGTGCTTACGGACGGCAGCGTCGATAGACGCCATCTCTTTTTCCGTGTCGAGCTCGATCATATCACCTATCTTCCAGTCATCGATCCAAGTATGTTTACGAGTGCCCTTCGGGCGAATGCAGCTTTGCACTGGTGGGATTTCAACCCCGGTTTTGAATATCGGCATAACTTGCCCTCCTTTTTGAAGTGTTGAGATATAGAACATTATCGTGTTATTAATATAAATCAACCCCAAGAGGTAAAAAAATGTTAACAGCTGATGGATTCGATGATGCAATCCTGGGTATCGCAGACCGCGGACCGGGGAACCCCGTCGTCGCCTACGACTTCGACAAGTGCGTTAAAATCCTAATTGAACGCGACGGTATGGAGCCCGAAGAAGCCGTCGAATACATGGACTTCAATGTCACCGGAGCGTGGCTCGGGGACCAAACGCCGATCTTCGTGCACCTCGGTCAACCGTTCGCCTGTAATTAGGTGCGACACCATGTCGCATTTACTTTATGTTAATAGTATGATATACTATATAGAACAATAAAAGAGTGCGAGCTTAACCGCACCCGCTATTTGATATCGTTAACTCAACCGTCATGGAGGAAAACATGACAAACACCAAAGACTGGGTGTTGCCAAACGGCGGCACCTTTCTCGCCTCGACAGCCGGTATCCACGGCACCTGGGCCAAAGCCACCGATCCGGTGACCGCGGCCCGCAAAGCTGCCAAGGCATACGGCTCGTCGTATCCGCAGTTCGTTCAAGTCTGGTACTGCCCGACTGATCGAACCAGCATCACGGGAATGGGGTGCCTATCATGGCACTCAGAAGACGCTGACAGGGTCATACCTATAGGCTTCTTCAAGCTAACCCGCAGCACAATGGTCCCGTCCAACGATGAACGGCTCACGCATGAGACATTCCAAAAGGACTGGTGCAATCAGCTTCGGATATCACACGAAGCTCACATGGAGGAGCTGCAAGATGCGTGAAGAGCGGAAGATTGGAATGCTGGAGTATGAAGAGTTAGTCCGGCAGAAAAACATCGGCTATGCAAAAGAGATCGTCCTACGTTGGGACGGTCTCTCGCATGACGCTACGTTTATTGTCCGATTTAATGAGTGGCAACCGGAATCAAAAGTGAAGCTTGTGTTTCATTTGACGTCTCGCTCAGAGGGCTACCTAACGTACTGTCTAGTCGAAGATGGCAAAGACCCGTGGGATCATGCGTTGTTACAGTTTCATACAACGCATCGAACCAAAAGCACCAAGCTGTTTGCAGATTGTCTGACTTATCTGCGTGAACAGTTTACGCCTTTCGGGAACGCAAAGTAAAAACAGGGGCGTTGTTACGGCAGCGCCCCCTTTATTGTGTCTGAACAAAAAAATATTTTTTTTCTGTCAGATTGCCGTAACAGACGTAACAGACGTAACACAGTGACTAACCCTCTATAAAGCAAAGACTATTATGTTACGTTTTTCGTGTTTCGCCATTTGTGTGGAGACGAAACATATTAACAAGAATCAAGTTAACAAAGGTTTTACGGTTTACGCGGTACTATATCTTGTATCTAATGAAGCTCCACACACAAGGAGGTCCTCGTGAGTAAAAATAAATCCAAAGGCCCAGTTCCGAAAAAGTATAAAGGCTTTTCAAAGTTACCGGAAAAGGTGCAAAGGAAGATCAGCCCCCGTCTTGCAAAGACGTACAAAAAGGGCGGTGCTGTAATGGCTGGTCGAGGCGGGACATTCAAAGGAATCCTGTAATGACTAATGTTATTAAGCGTGGTCGAGGTCGGCCCCCTCTTACAGCTGACACTCCGCTTACTCGTCGTCAGGAAAAATTCGTCAAAGAAATGGTTTCTAATGACGGCATGATCACAAAGAAAGAGGCTGCTGTAAGGGCAGGCTTCTCTGAAAAGACCGCAGCACAAAAAGCGGCAGCTTTGACTAACGCAGATTTGCATCCAAACGTGTGTGCTGCAATACAACGCTATCAAGCCGAGCTTGATCAAAAGTATGGGATTAGCTTTGCCCGTCATGTCAGAGATTTACAAAGAATAAGAGACTTAGCCCTAGAAAACGGTGCTTTTTCAGCGGCCGTTCAAGCGGAGTATCGCAGAGGGCAGGCACAGGGAAACATCTACGTCAATAAATCCGAAATCCGTCACGGCTCGATTGATTCGATGTCGCGTGAGGAGGTCGAGAGGGAGCTGCAAGCTATTCGAAAAGCTTACGGGAATGACGTGATAGATGTTACCCCCACCGAAAAAGACACAGACACCCCTCCCCTCGGAATCGAGGACTTATCAAGATCTGCGGAAATCATTGATCTCGAAGCGGAGCGAACTCCGACTGACCCGGCTTGAAACGTGGGCGCAGCCCGGCGTCCCAGACCTTCTTGTCTGTGATCACCACGGTCGTTTCCATTTTATAGAGCTAAAGGTAAGCAAGGGGCGCAAAGTTAATTTGTCGCCTCATCAGATTGCTTGGCTTACCAATCATAATCATGCCAGTGCTTGGATTATCGTGCGCCATCGCCACAAGGGCGATGAGCGCTTGAGTTTGTATCATGCAAAACAAGCCATGTCATTAAAAGAACGCGGGCTAGACACAGCTGCGCGAAGATATGTTGAGAACAAAAAAGAGTGGCACACACTTTTTGACTTGATTGCGCCTATGTAAGTTTTTATATATGGAACCTCAACCATCCAAAAGGAGGACTCAATGACAAAGAAAGAAAGAAAAAACCTGCAAGCCATCGGCGATTTCTTGCAGGTCATGTATTCGGAGGGCGTGCCCTTCAAATGGTGTGTTCATCTGGAGAAGTCTTTAGAGGCTTATTCCGCTCTTGGTGGTCCAAAGCCTCGCATCTCCGTCCATAAGGGGATTAACCAATGAAAGACATCATGCTCAAACAGACCGGCGATAGCCGGTACTTCGACATCCGGCTCACGCTTGGTGAAGCGATTGCCCTGGTTGATGCAAATGATCAGCTGCAAAACCTCATGGCGCAATACGACATGAAACGGGGGGAGCTTACAAACCCAAGTGATCTTGATACCGCAATCCGCAAAATCTTTCGCGGTTATCAGCTCACCATTCAAAACCAATCAAATGAACTTGTGTGAGGTGTGAGATGAAACAGGTTGTTGTTCCAGAGGAAGACGCCCGCGTTGGCGTGCTCTGGGTAGCTTTGAACAGCGTCAATTTTTCTGGAAACAAAGAGGCCGTCCGCGAACATCGTCGGCTGCTGCTCGAATATCGTCGCAAGATTGCCAAGATTGAAAAGTGTAGGCCAGACGAGGTTGATAGCGAAATGCTGTCTTACTACGACGAAAACGCCAAGTTTTTGAAGAAGCGTGGATTGGAGTTGATGTGATGATTCCAACAAGGACGGTAAAATTCAAGGTAACCCGTGAAGAAGAATGGTTTCCTGAGTTCGATGTGCCAGCTGACTTCACAGACGAGGAGGCATTAAATCTCATCGAATCGACGCAGCCCGATGATGTGTATGACGAATACTTGAATAAATACACATACGATTCATCTATGAGCGTGGAGGTGTACTCATGCAAAAAGTAACGTTCAAAATAACTGAGTGTAAGGTCTATGAACATTCAGTGCTCATGCCCAGGGGTTTTTCTGAACGAGCTGCGCGGAAGAAGGCGCGGGAAACCTGGGAAAGCATGAAGAAGCCTTGCAATGTTTCTGCAATCGGAACAACAGTCATCCATTCTGAGGATCAGTTCGTTTTGCAGGGCGTCTCAACAATCCACGGCCCACTGCCAAAAAAGGCTCGGTGACGTGCTGTTGTTGCGTTTGTTTTCCAGGTTGTGGTTTGGCAGCTGGGGCGGCAATGATCCAAAATTGCCGCGTTACACGCCACTCAACAAAACAAAAAAGAAAAAAGAAAACCGGCCTTGAGCCGGTTTTTTTATCTGCTATATTAGTTTTTCGATATTCAACCATTGAGGAATAAAACGATGTTGCAGACAGTTGAGACAAGCACAGCCAAAAAAACACGCGGCTGCGCCGTGACATACCGTGCCGGAGCTGGTGAAAAATTTGGAACGTGCCCTAAAACTTGCGAGCTGAATCCTAGCGGGAAAGGCTGCAAGCTTGATCAGGTTGATTATGAATATCTCGACGCTTTACTTGATGCAAAGCCTCGGCACGGTTTTTCATTTACCTACTCACATTTTAACCCTGTTTTGTGGTCGCACAAATTGAACAGCGATAAAACCGTCATCAATTACAGCGCCCACAGTCCCCAAGCCGCTGCACATTTTCACGAGCAAGCGCCGGCCGTCACCGTTGTTAGTCCTGATTATTGGATTACTGCGCCAGTGTATGAATATGAGCTGGGCGTCGCCGGGCTGAATAAATATCGTTTTGTTAATGGTGTTCGAATTGTTCGATGCCCCGAAGAATATGGCGCGGTAGGCGGTTGCGCTGATTGCGGCGGCAAAGATGGCCCGCTTTGTGCCAGGCTGCACCGTGATTTCATAATCGGTTTTTCTGCGCATGGCCGCAGCAAAGCCGCGGCAGCTGATCCTGGAACGCAAGGCGGTTGCTACGCAGCCGGCGGCAATGTGAATCTTCACTGGTCAAAGCTTGCAGAAAAAGAGCAGACGCAGCCCGACGGGGAAAAGCTTGTTTCCTTTGTTGAGTCTTTACCAGCTCGCGCGATTATCCGGCATCACGTCGCCGGTGATATTGGCCTGGATTCAAAACGCGGCTAAAACAAAAAACAACCAGGCAAAAAGAACGGGCCCGCAGCTGGCCCGTTTTTATTTGCGCCTATGTTAAAAATTTTATATTGTGGCCTGGTGCGTTTAAAACGTGCTCTTTCAACCATCAAAAAAGGAATGGAAAAAATGAACTATCAAAACATGATCGACAAGCTAGACAATCCCTCCGGCAGCTTCGGGCAATTTATCCGAAATCTTGGAGACGATCACGCTAGAAAGAACGATTACCTGGTGCCTACCGCTTCTATGTCAATTCATAGCGATGAGAATACCGCGTTGACAATGGAAGGCAGCGGAGGCGTGCCTACGCAAACTTTTATAATGAACGGGCATTGCTTCGATCAAATGGCGAAGCACATCGGCATTGAGACCAGGACAGCCCGTCGGTTGCGCGATAACTACGGCCAGGAATTTGACCAGCTGGCAAATCGCATCCTGCGGGATGATGATTCGACCCGCCTTGTCAGGACCTTTGACAGTGTGTTGCCGGACAGCCTGGGCACCGCCCGGTCTATTTTGTCGGATCGATTCAAAGTTTTTGACCACGTCAACCTGATTGAATCAGTTTTGCCCCCGCTTGCCGATAGCCCGGTGAACTGGGAGCTGAAAGACGGAGTAATGACGGACCGCAAGCTTTACCTGCGCGTAATGTCTCGCGATATCCAGGCGGAGCGCCCGAGCCCGGACGGGCGCCGCGTCGGTGACGTCATGGCGCTTGGCATGTTTCTTCGGAACAGCGAGACCGGAGACGGATCGGTTGCCATTGGCAACATTGCCTGGACGCTCGCCTGCCTGAATGGAATGGAGCGCCAAAATCAAAAGCGCTTTGCTCACCTGGGCAGCGCTAAAAGCGATGGCGACGTCTGGTCGAAGCTCACCCAGGAAACGAAAGACGCAGACAACAAGCGCCTTTCCCTGATGTTGCGCGACTTGGCCCGTGCCTATTCCAGCCGGGAGGCGTTTGACGAAATCCTAGAGGAAATGACGGCCGCAGCCGGCGACCAGCTGGACCAGGACACCGATCCACAAAAGGCGGTTGAGCAGCTGGGCACCATTCTCAAACTGACGAAGGCGGAAACGGGCGCGGTTATGTCCGGCTTGTTTTCGACAATGGGTCAGCCTGGTTATGCCGGCGAGCCCGTCAGCCGTGCCACCCTGGTTAACGCGGTTACGGCCGCAGCTCACAAGGCGCAGCCCGACGACGTGACCACCTGGCAGCAGCGCGGGGACGCAGTCCTGACAATGGCTAAAAACCAATGGGCTTCGATTGCGACAGCTGGCCCGGCAATGGTGGCGGCATGAACGCGCGATTCATGGCAACGCCGAAAAGCCTGGACGGGCGATCGATTACCTTCGAAGGCGTTCGGCGAGCTGATAATCAGCTCCGCCGAAATCCGGATTTCACGCTCACCTATGAAATCCCAGCTGGTGACGTGTTTTTGCACGCAGTCCAGTTTTCGCAGGACGTCGGTCGCCTTATCGGACAACCGCATATTTTCACGGTGGAGAATGGCCGTATAACGACGCTGGAACCGGTTTAAACCTGGTCAGCTGGTAACCTACCCGCCCGCCATGCTTAGCGCCTGGCGGGCTTTTTATGTGGCTTTAAACGATTAAGACCTGGTCCAGGCAGCCGATCAATCACCAGGCAAAACGTACCGGGCACCGCGAGCCGAGCAGCGCGAGGCATGGCCTGGTCGATTTTAGCCTGGTCAACTGACGACCTGGTCGCAGCTGGCCCGTGTACCGCGCTCCAGTGCCCGTGCAGCTGGTGCAGCTGGCCGGCAGCTGGTGCAGCTGGCCCGTGCCCGTGCAGCTGGCCCGTGAGCCGCGTGCAGCTGTCCGGGGCCCGGCGGTTGCAGGCGATCGATCACGTCCAGGCGCGCCCGGATCCGGCGCGAGATCCGCGGCCGGCGTCGTCGCTGGCGAGGTCAAGAGCCAAGTTTTTCACAAACAATACGGTATATTTTTCTACGAAAACCCTATATAAGATTCCTAATATACGGAGATCGCATGAAAACGCAGGAAGTGCAGGACAAAGAGCTTCGTTTAAAACTGAGGCTCGCTCAGATAGCTAAGCTGGAAAAATGTCAGAACTCTTTTTTGACATTTGTTCAAACCGTTTGGCCGGAGTTCATTGCAGGGGCCCATCACAGACTCATTGGTGAGAAGCTTGAACGCATCGCTAGTGGAGACCTGAAGCGCTTAATTGTGAATATGCCGCCGCGTCACACAAAATCTGAATTTGCTAGTTACTTGTTTCCCGCATGGATGATGGGGCGGAACCCGAATATGAAAATCATTCAGGCTACGCATACAACAGAACTTGCAGTATCCTTCGGTCGTAAAGTTAAAAATCTTTTGGAGCGCGAAGACTACAAAGAGGTTTTTCCTGATGTCAAACTGGCTGCTGATAGTAAAGCTTCTGGTCGTTGGGACACTGCTTCTGGCGGGATGTACTACGCCGTGGGCGTGGGATCCAACCTTGCCGGGCGTGGTGGCGACCTGGTAATCATTGACGATCCTCATTCTGAGCAAACGGCTATGTCAACGAATGGTTTTGACGATGCTTGGGAATGGTACACCGGGGGCCCTCGACAACGTCTTCAACCCGGTGGGGCTATCGTCCTGGTCCAGACTCGTTGGTCTGAAAAAGACATGACCGGCCAGTTGATTCGTGCAATGGCTAAAGATGAACGTGCCGACCAGTGGGAGGTAGTGGAGCTTCCGGCCATATTTGAAAGCGGTAACCCTTGCTGGCCGGAGTATTGGTCTCTTGAAGACCTTGAACAAGTCAAGGCTTCGATACCACCATCAAAGTGGAATGCTCAGTATCAGCAAAACCCAACGGGTGAAGACAACGCGATAATTCCAAGAGAGTGGTGGAAGCGTTGGGACAAGAAGCAGGTTCCGAATCTGCAATACGTCATTCAAAGCTATGACACGGCTTTCACCAAACGGGAGAGCTCTGACTTCAGTGCAATCACCACTTGGGGCGTATTTTATCCCGACGAGGCTGGGACCCCTGCAATCATTCTTTTGGATAGCAAAAAGGGGCGTTGGGACTTCCCAGAGCTGAAAAACGTTGCCTATGAGCAATACCAGTACTGGGACCCCGATACTGTCATCGTTGAAGCAAAAGCCTCTGGAATGCCGCTGACGCATGAAATGCGTAACACAGGTATCCCGGTTGTAAACTTCACGCCATCGAAGGGTAACGACAAGGTTTCTCGGGTGCATGCGGTCAGCCCTTTGTTTGAAGCTGGTATGATCTATGCTCCAGATGAGGTGTTTGCTGACGAGTTGATTGAGGAAGTTGCGGCATTTCCGAATGGTGAGTATGATGACCTGGTCGATAGCATGACCCAAGCGCTCATGCGGTATCGTCAAGGCAACTTTGTATCGCTGCCTTCTGACGATTGGGAGGATGACGATGTACGCAGTTCGCGGGTAAGAGCGTATTATGGATGACCCCAACAACCCTCGTGGTTTTGATGTTAATCAACCGGGCAGTGCTCGCGAAACCTTCACTGGATTAATTCAAGGCGCGACAACGGACCTTGTTGGTGGTCTGGTTGATCTCATTCCCTATGCTCAATATCTTCTATCGCCTACTGCTGCATCTATTATGCCGGATGCCGCAGACGAGGTTGTCGCAAAGTTTGGCTCTGAGGCTTTGGGGGATTACTTTTTTGGTCAAGCCCCGACAGAAGATTTACAGCGTATTCGTGATGATGCTCGCTTGGTCGGTGGCGTTGTTGGTTTAGGCGAAGCGCTGACCATGAAAGCGGCCAACTTCACCGGCCGTGCCTTGTCGAAGGTCTTTCGTGATACCGACGGTGCTATTGTTGGAGTAACACCGGAAGGTGTTCCGATGGTCTTGCCAGATGAAGCGGTGGATTTACCAGACGCTTCTGTAATGCAGATGGCCGACGAAGGTGGCGACGCCCCAGCTCAAGGCGATTTGTTTGATCGACCTCGCATAGACCCGGACGATCCACGGGTCCTACCAACCGACCTGGACGCCTTTTTGACCGCCGCCGCACAAAGACGTCAAAAAGAAGCTGATGAATTACAGGCCGCGTTTCGTGAAGGATACAAACCCGGACCGCGGCGCACGAACACTCCTTTGACCGTCAGTGAGCTGAACATGCTTCGTGCGATGCGTGCTGGAAAAGGTGGGGCTCGTGGGCTTCTTCACGGTATACGCGGTGCAAAAAGCAAGGTTTATATTGGTCAGGACGAGGTCGAAAACTTTTTGGATCCGGCTTACAAGGGCGCTGCTGGCTACAATATGACAGGTATGCCTGCCATCTTCCCTGAAGAACTGTCCCTTTATGGGGGTCCATTTGACGTTCAGGGTTTCCCAACACTTGGCCCAGGTGCCGTCTTAGATACTACAATCAAAGACTTGATTTTAAGTGGCGGCTTAGGCCAACGATCAAGAAAAATTTTAGGACAATCAGAAACCGCTGCTTCCGCAGAGGGCCAGCGACCAGGATTTTCTATTTCTCGTGATCCATACATTTCTGTAAGAGGATTCACAGACCAAGGCGACGCGACCGACACCTTCAACGTGTCTTCTTTGGAAGACACTGTGATTGTTATTCCTAGCGTTCAACTACGTCGAGAAGATTATTTTGGTAATCGTCTTGCAAGAGACGATGTTGAGAGCTTTTCGGCGGGGGACATTTTAGAGTCAGATTTAGAGAATCTGTCCCCCTCACAGTATTTGTTGAAAGCGTATGACTCCGACAAATCTATCCAACTGAAGCCAAACACAGAATTCAAGGAAGATGAGCTTCATCTGGGCTCGGGCCAGGGCTTTGCAACCCCTGTCGGGTCGATAGTCCGTAACTTGACCGCCCGTGAAAAGGAAGATTTGGTTCGTTATAGCAATCGAATTGCCATTCAAAGAAGAAACCTTCAAACAATAAGAAGTTTGAACGACGAGGGCTCCGCTTTCACAAACCTCACTGGGCCAGACCGTTTGGGCTACAGCACTGCGGGTTTTGGAAACCCCCAGCTCGTCACCGGCGGAGTAAAAGAGCTGGAGCAAGAAATAGTCATTTTAGGCACGATGGAGGCAGAAAGCCCTTTGGTCCTAAATTTGACTCGTGACAAGTTCGTGGAGGCCCTCGGTCCGAAGATTTTGAAGGGTTTGGAGAGCCCCGAGTTCCGGGCAGCGTGGACCGCGAAGCATGGTAATGAAGGTCTATCGGCGCTTGAAGAGCTTGGTCGTAAGGCAGGCGTTCTTGATCCTAGAAATCGTGAATCACGGCCTAGTATTAGCAACCGCAGGCAAGCTTTAATTGAAGCAGCAGAAAACTTTCACTTTGATTTGATTGATCAGGAGATCAACCAGAAGCTTAATCTACCGGGTCGCGGGTTCACCATTAAGTTTGAGCATGGCGGCGAGGGCAAGTACGAAAGAACCTTGAAGCTGTTCCCCACTGACGACACGATGACCGCGGAGCAAAGAGCGGCTATCGACAAGGTGAAGGCAAACGATCCTGCGGATATTTTGACTACGGAGCTGACTCAGCAAGTTGGCATGCCGAAAGTGAAACAGGGCTACGATCTCCAAGAGGCTTTGATCGAGGCTTTGCGGACGAACAGCGACGGTCTTTTCGGTGAGGCTGCACGAAGGCTCACTCCTGAAAACCGGGACCTTGGGGTCCTGATGCTTGACGGTATTCGCAGGGTTGAGAAGCGGTATGTCACTG